CAAATAAATATCCAATGAGTTGTTATCAAATGACTTTAAGGTTCAGTGAAATTGAACCAATTTACGGAGATGATTATAAGAAAAAAGATGTTGAAGCAGACGAAATAGGTTACTAAAAATGTCATCTTCATATTTCAGACAATTACCAGATCTTCAATATCCAAATAGAGATGCGAACTCTAAGATTTCGGAGTATGTAACTCTAAAAAATCTTTTCAAGAGAGGAAAGATTCGTGAAGATGTATTCTCAAATCTAGTATTCTTTACAAAATATCAAATCAAAGGTGATGATAGACCAGATAATGTTGCATATGAACTCTATGATGATGAAAGTTTAGACTGGTTAGTTCTATTGGCAAACAACATTGTCAACATTCAAACAGAATGGCCATTAGGACAACAAGCATTCTATAACTATATGATAGAAAAATATGGTAGTGAAGCAGGACTACAGAACGTTCACCACTACCAAACAATTGAAGTTAAAAATTCAGTTGGACAAATCATAATACCAAGAGGAACATATGTTCCAGAAGATTTTGTTGCTAGTTATTATGATCCATTCCTAGGAAACTATGTTACAAGAACTGATATTGTAGAAGCAATTACAAACTTTGCATATGAAGATGAATTGCAAACTCAGAAGAGAAATATTTACACTCTTAAAGCAGAATATCTAGATGTAATTATCAATGACATTGATGACATCATGCAATACCAAAAAGGTTCTACTCAATACGTGAGCAGAACCTTAAAGAGAACTGATAATACTAGATTATATCTCTAATCACTCTTCAGCAAGACGTTGGAAGTATGCAAGTGCATCATCCTCATCTTCAGAACTAGAAGAACTTAGAGAGCTCAGTTGAGAACTCAGGTCTTCAGGAAGTTCAGACTTCTGTGAGCGTGAAGAAAAGTCAGGACTATAAGAACCACGATCATTATCTTCTTCATCAACCTCTTCATCCAAACGAGGACGGGAAGACTTCTGACCAAGAACCATTTTGAGTCGTGCTTCTAGTTGCTCATAGGTTTTGAACTGGTCGGGAGCAGTCACAGCAGTCAGAGAATACTGTTTCTTCCATAGTGCCTCAAGGGCATCATCGTCATCAAGAAGAGGAGCAATACGATCAAATTCAGATTTGTCGTAGTTCCAGTAACCATCTTTCTTCACAATCTTCAGTTTGAAGTTTGCACCCTGCCAGAAATCAAAAGGATTGATGGGGGTTTCGTCTTCAAACTCAGGTTGCATTGCTTCCATGATCTTATCAAAGATCTTCTTACCATACTTGAACAAGAAGACTTTACCTTCGTTCTGAGGATTAGTAGGATCTTTCACTACATAGATGTTACTGTAGTAAGAAAGCTTACGCTTCTGCTTACGGACAGTTTCTTTATCAGCATCAACTCCACTATTCCACAGTTCGCGGTTGTATTCGGAAACAGGATCTTTACCACCAGTTGTGGTCAAGGAGTTTTCAATATACCAACCACCAGGACCTTGGAAGGCATGGGTATAAAGTTTTGCCCAGGGAAGATCTTCGCCTTCAGGGGCAGGAAGGAAACGGATAACTGCAAAACCGTTTCCAGTTTTGTCCATTTCGGGTTTCCAGAGACGCTCATCAGCGCCACTAGAAGTTGTACTCATCTTCTCTACTTCTTTAACCAGTTTCTGCGTGAGAGAACCCAGAGAAGATTGTTTTTTAAGGTCAGCAAAAGACATTAGATTACCTCGGATTTGTACGGATTTGGCTTTTGTGTACTTCGTTATTCTACAGGTCGGAACCTGTTTTGTCAATCTGTTGTTTCATCACATCCAGCATTGCAGTCATGTTGTTAAAAATAACATTCATGTCAACACCAGATGGAAGACCCATCATAGATGCTGATTCTGCAATTCGCTCTTTCATTTTAATTGCTTCGGGATCATCAGACAAACTCAAACGAGTATAAAGAACTTTTTGTTTGTCTAATAGTTTTTCTAATACACTGACATGATATAGTTTTTCTTCCTTACTCATTGAAGGAAACTTGAAGACGTTTTGGTAAACCTCTTCTTGAAGATCGCTAATCTCAGCCATCTCAGCACGGACAACTTCTGAATTAAAAAAACTCATTTATCTCCTAAAACAATTTCTTTTAAAATTTTACGATAACGGAATACCTCAATATTTAGGAACGGAGAATATTTTTTCATCTTTAAACTTACGGATTCCCACACAGGGTCCTGAAGTTTCTTATCAAAATTTTTCCCGAACAGGAATATCTTATCATAGATGACTAGGGTTTCTAGGCTAATTTTACCGTTCAGGAAATTTTTTAAAATGGGTGGATGACCTTTTGAGCAATCAAAGACTTCATCAAACTTTCTTTCTTGAAATAAAAATTCCGTTTCTTCTCTAAAGATATAAGTAAGTGATTGAGTCCTTTTCTTCCACTGCATATATCTATCTTCACCTTCTCGCATCATCTCACCAATCCAAAGTTTACTTGGATCAGTGCATGTGATGAAGTTTGATATAAAAAACTCTTCTACTTCCTTATCAGTTTTTTGTCTAGAAACTTTTTCAAACCAGAAACGATCTTTACGTTTGTAAAAAGATTGTACAGTCGCACGACTCTTACCACGATATTTGTGATAGTCATAACTGTCTTTAGTGAAATGATTTTTTAAAGACAGATAACAACGATAGGCATCAAAAGGCATCATTCATTATAAAGGTAGTTTTGCTCTAGAACTTTTCTTAAGAAAATTTAATTCCATTGCATCATACTTAATTTTCTCTTTCAATGGTTTTGAAATGAGTTTAGGTACGGATTCTACATCAATGTTGTTTTCTTCGCAGAAATAAACAATGGCATCAATGTAGTTCATATCCTCATTGGTATGCACCAACTTCTCTATCTCTTGAGCAAATTTGGATGGGCAGAAGAATTTATTTTCTAAAACTTTTTCTAATTCATTCTCCATCTGACCTAGTATTGTGATGTACAAATTCTTTAATATAACGAACTAATAGTTTAATATAGTCGTCTTTGTTTCTTTTGTCAAATACTTTCACTTCTCCACCAGGAGTGACCATCAAAGTGATGAGTTTTTTGATAGGTATTTCAGTTAACTCATAGTATGCTGCTGCATAAAACATTTCCTGAACAAAATAATTTTCAATCCACTTTTCAGGTTTGATCTTTGTTGATGTTTTAAAGTCAATGACAGCAAGTTCACCTTCGTATTCGGCAATGCAATCTACTCTTCCAGCGAGACCAAGATATTCAGAGTAAAGTGTTCTCTCAATTGCATGAATGTTATTTATCTTATCAAGTTCTGGTTTTACATGATGAAACATAAACTTTGTCATGGGTTGGTAATCATTCCAATCCAGTTCTTTGTTCTCAAGATAGTCTTGACAGACTTGGTGAAAGTCAGTTCCTCTTGCCGTTGCTTGTCTTGTAATTTTATTTGCTTCTTCAAGACCAACTCTTTTCCGCCAGTCAATAAAGATTTGACGATTGTAAAAAGAAGTGACTGAAGTAATGGAAGGCACCCATGCTCCACTTGGAAGATTGTAGAGACGGATGCCATTTGTTTCTTTCTTTTCTAGTTCAAGATCACCTAAAAAATTATGATGAATAAAGGTCATAAATTAAGTTCCATTTTAGCAAGGATGTATTCTTTCACCAATCCAGAGCGAACAATATCATCAACTCCAAATTCAATAATATCAACTGAAGGCATAATACGAAGAACTTTCATGAAGTCTGCAATACCATTCTTTTCTGCAGATTTAATAAGGTCAGATTGTGTGGCATCACCACAGAACATGATCTTACTATTTTCACCTACACGAGTAATTATACTATCAAGTTCATGATAATTCAAGTTTTGGAATTCATCTACAATGATGATGCAGTTGTCAAGAGTAGTTCCACGGATGAAAGATGTACTCCAAAAACTAATAGTTCCTTGAGTTTTAAGATTACCATAGAGCATTTCAAATGAAGCTTCATCTGGCATCTCAAACATATACTTCACCATATTCTTATATGGAATCTGGTAAAGGGAGGACTTATCTTCATGATCGCCAGGTAGGAAACCAATTTCTCTGGTTGCTACAAGAGATCTTACAATGTAGATCTTTTCGTAAGGTGACCTTTCATCTAATACATCTTGCAATGCATTATAAAGTGTGATGAATGTTTTACCTGTACCAGCACATCCATAAGCAACGATGTTCTGGTTCTTTTCGTATGATTCGTATAGCAATTTCTGATTTTCTGTGAGCGGTTCAATGTCTCTCAGAACATCAGCATTAATTGGCTTTTTCCTTTTCATTTGCTTTGCAGTCATACCAACGCCAATTGGTTGATCAGTTGTTCTTCTTTTTCTTGCCATGTGTTCAAACTGGTTTAACGGTGGATCCTGGTGCTTTTGATGCTTTATATAAAACATCATTCCATCCTGGGTGAGACTTCTTAAGTCTGTCGTACACCTCTCCCAGTTCTCCAGAAGAAGGACAGGTGCTCGGATCAGACCAGTCCCTATCCCAATCAGGATTGTCTTGTTTCCATTGATCCCACTCATGAACACTGAGAACTATTTCTTTTTGTTCTCCAGTTGATTTGTTAATAACAGGATACGTTGCCAATACTAGTCCTCCATTTTGTATGTTGATATTTATTCAATAAGGATAGAAGGTTGATCTACACACTCAGAACAACCATCACGAGTCCATCCTAGTGCTTCAGATACTGCAGGGAACTGACAAGTAAAGATACAACGTATCAGTTCAGCAATATCCATATGTTCCTTCTGTGTTCCGTGAGCAGAACGTAGATCAATGTAGTGGATCCAAGACCGCACAGAGCCAGTCATATAGAGGCGTGTAGGAGTCGCTAAGGGCAGTACGAACCTTGCACACTCCTTTGCTACTCCAGCATCCAGTAGGCGCTTGTAGATGCGTAAAGACTGCTCAAAATGAACACGGATATCTTCACTCAAAACTAGGTTGAGATAGGCAGGAATATCATCAATACTATTTTGTCGGTTCTTAGTATCCTGACGGCGTAGTTCTGGAAGAGGAATCCTATCACCTAAAAGAGTGCTGTCAGCATAACGCTGTGAAAATTCTTGATATGTAAATGAACGGTGACGAAGTATCTGTGCCGCAATACCACGAGTAGTATTGATCTCCACAGTCATCGTTGCTTGTTCAAAGATGCTCCAGTGTTGATGTTGGATGCAATACTTAAGAAGACCAGAGAACTTTTCATTCTCTTGATTAGCAGGATTGCTTACCCTAGCACAATATGCCATGTGCTTCTCTGCATCAGGTGTAACACTAATCAGTTTGACTTCTGGTTTCATGTACTCAAACTCATCAATCTGGGTATCCATCGTCATCTCCGTCATAAAATACTTCGTCGTAATCAGTAAGGTGTGGTGCAATCTCTTCGTAACTCATCTTGTACGAATCTACATCAGAATAAACTTCTGACTTTAAACATTGTACCAGAGACTCAAGGTTTCTGACAATCAGCTTAAGTTTTTCTTTATCCATCTTTATCAACCTCAACAAAGGTATTATAGTTAAAAAAAAGAGGGGTGTCAAGACCCCTCTGCATTAAACATTTTTTCAAACCATTCCACTAGATGAATACGGTAACAAGACCAATAGCGACATCCACGATATGTTAAAAGATAACAAGCAGGACCTCTATTGTCCTTGTCCATATCATCATAGTGATAATGGTAGTCCTCCATTACTTACTCAGCAACAGAACTTCTGCATAAATCAAAAGAATGAATGCTGTAGATGCACCACAAATGGATGCTACTAAAGCAATCATTTTCCTGCTCCTACGTTAACAAGTTGTGCTTGATG